ACTCAAATCGCAGACGATATTGTCACCGATTTAAATAATGAAGGTGTAGAATTAATCGCAGATCAAGAATACGGAATCGTTCATAACGAAATCAGCCTTAATGAAGTAGTATATGATACATGGCGCATTAAAGCGATAGTTAGGGACGTGTTACGCAGTCATTTTACTCCTATGGAGTAGAATGACTTTCTTAATTATATTTACCTCGTACAAATAAATAAACAAACGATATGTTTCATCCAGTATACAAGTGTGACGATTACGATTTTAACGATGGTGTATTAATCATCTATAACGCCGAGTTAGTAGCTCAAATTAGAAATACAACAGATTGGGATACAGTATCATCACATGTAGGAATGTATGATGCTATGATATGCCCCAGTATGTATAAAGATCATAACGGATTTACAGCAGACATTGTAATATTTAAATAAACAAACATGGCAACATTTCAAGATTTAGAATTCAAGGAATTAGATAATGAAGGTTACGGTATTAGAGCAGAAATCAAATTCAATAATGGTTACGGCGCATCAGTTATCAGAACTAAACACTCATATGGTGGAGCAGCAGGTCTATACGAGTTAGCAGTGTTAGATCAAGAAGGTGAACTATGTTATAATACACCCATTACAAGCGATACATTAGGTTGGCTTAAAGAAGACGATGTAACAGCAGCATTACAGAGAATCGAAGCATTAAAAATGAAAAAATACCGATTCACATTCATGGCCGAAGTAATATTCGATGCCGAAGATGAAAAACATGCAGATGAGATATTCGCACGTATGGAGTTAGGTGATGTACGGTATTTGGAAATGAAATCAAGAGAACAATTATAATATGAAAACATTCATAGAACATAGATTATATAATCAAACCGATCAAGTAGTACTCATTCAACCAAATGAAAACAGTAACGGTTTAGTACTCGTTACAAGAGAAAATGCAGTTGGAATAGGGGATGCAAGATTATACCTAACATTCGATGAAGCAGACGCATTGTGTAAGTTACTTCAACAGATGAAAGAACACCTTAAAGATGGAAAATAAGAAATATCTAGAACTATGTGCCAAGAGTACAGTATACCATATATACTTTGGAACCGACGATTACGATGAAGAGGATAATGATGAGTATAGAGTAATCAAAATCGAAAAAAACGGTGAAATAACTTGGAAAATCGAATCGCTAATTACAGGTGATTCAATTGCTAAAAGCTCTAACGTAGGTAAAAAACTAATAAAATATTGTATCGAAAATGATAAATAAAGACGCAACAATAACCATGTCACTTCATGATTATGAAATGGTGGAAGTGGAAAATGAAATATTGATCCAAGAAAATGAACGATTAAAGGAAGGCAATACAGTATTCCTTAGTTCAGAAAGACAGAATCAGTGGAATGGTACCGAATATAGATTATCAGGTGCATTAGTTGAAAAAGATGCATTACTAAAGAAAATGCAAGAACATTTAGATGCTTCTAAGGTAAAGGTAAGAAAAATAGTAATAAAGGAATTCAACTACAAACAACGTATCAGTGAGCTTGAAGATGAAATTGAAGCATTAAAGAAACCATCTTTATCAAATGTGAAAAGTACATGGTGGTATAAACTATTTAGTAAATTTTAAGTTTCCTAATTACATTTACGGTATGAAAAATAAAGACTTATCATATTGGAGACAAAACGCCGAGGAAGATTATATTGGAACTCCAATCAGTGTATTACGTTACATTTCAGAACTTGAAAAACGCACTACGTTACCAAGTGATGAGGAGATAGCAAAGAATGCGTACATTTGGTGTAGAGAACCAGATGAAAATAATCGTATAAACACCGGAGATGATTATGACCAACATGAACTACCAGCCTTCATTGCTGGTGCTCAATGGGCAGTCAATTTAATTAAACAACAAGACAATGCCAAACAAGATATCAGTTAAATTAGATGCTACCAAAGAGCAACTCCAACATATGGAACAACTCAAAAAAGGTAAATCAACAATATATAACGCTCAAGGACAACCACTACCATACAGTAAATTAGGTAGATACCTAATAGAAAACTTCGGTGAGCAAATATCGAACGCAATTAGAAAGCATAAGTTAGATGCAAAGAGAAAACATCAAGACAAATGATAACATCACCAATTGATCCAATGCGATATTGGAAATTAGAAGAAATACAACGTATGCTCAATCAAATTGAAGGATACGAAAACGTAGTAATCGAATTCCAATATACACCATCCGAAGGTATGGGTTGGCACTCAGATTATTATGATTGTACGTGTGGAATTAAGGAACAACTCGATAATGGACAATGGAATTGGTTATTGAAATATAAATTCCAAATCAATGATAAAAACGAACTCGGTGATGTAAGAGCAGCAGCGTTTCAAGAAATGGCAGAACGATTAACAACAGACGTGTGGCGTATGTCAATTGACTCGCTTAGAAAACAACAACGCGAGTTAAATAAACCTAAAGCACCAACAACGCTAATAGAAACACTAACGGAAAATGATCTAAAAATAATGGATGAAATAAATACAATGTATAAACCAAAAACAAAACAATGGCTACGTCAAGCATGGTATTGGTTTAGAGGAACATCAGCATTCTCAGTAATGTTGGGTGTGTGTTGGTTAATAGCATCAAATAAAACAGCAATGGATATATTCACTTGGACATTGGGATTAGGTTTAATTGGTGGGTTAGTATACTGTTTTAAAGTATTGATGGGTGTAGCGTTTAAAGATGATGGATTTGAAGATTAAAATTTTCTTAATTACATTTACAATATGAAAGATAAAAACATAACAGTTAGAGTTACTAGCTTTCCATACATTCTAATTCAATTGCCGACGGCAATGATTGGATATACTATTCATAATAGTATTGGATGGGCGATTGTGGATTTCCTATTTACTCCGATTGCATGGTGTAAATGGTTAATCTATCAAGAAGTAAACATGAGTATCATTAAGCAAACATTTGACTTTTTCTTAAAATAAACACAATGGAAACTAAACAAACGGCATACATATACTATAACGAGCAATATGGCAAAAGCTAAACAATCGGATTTAGATGCTTGGGGAGATCATGTTGAAGAATATTCCAAACGTCAAAAACAACTCCATCAAGAATTAGTAAATAGAAAACTAATGGAACAGGAACTAAAAAATACGACGAGCGAGAAGACGAATATGACGGACGACGATAATACAATCCAGACTCAACCGTACGTGATATGGACGGAACGTAAACCAAATAACATAACGTGGACGGAAAACAAACGTTGGCTCGTTGCGGTAACAGGACTGTTATGTGTGATTGGATTCGTGAGTGTATTATTTGTGTATAATTTATTTTGGTATGCGATATTAGGTATTTTGTGTGTATGGTTATTAGGTGTTATGTTAGCAATGTCTAAAGATATAGTAGATGATTTAATAGATACGTGGTAAATCAACGTATTTGTACCATATTTTTTTGTTAGCACATATATTTGTGTAGTACGTAAGGTAGTGTAAGATTCACGTGAGAGATGCGAGATTTGTGTATTATTTTTTTGTTGTAAGTGGTGGACTAATGTTTTGTTAGTAGGGAATATATATTTGTTTGGTAGCGCTTAGTCAAATGGGAAAGCATGTCGTATGTGGAATAAAGTAAGTGTGGGTGGTGTACGTGTTTTTGTGTCATCCAATTTTTTTCCCACCCCTCCTACCCTTTTTGTAAATATTTTGTATATATTTTTTTGTTAGTAGAAAGGTCCACACAAAGTTGATAGGGACGCGGGTAAAGAGACGTTTTTTTAGCAAAATAGCCCACTTAGTTAAATAGGAAAGCGCAATGCTTAGTCAAATGGGAAACCATTGTTTAAACGCGTTAAACGGTGGTTAGTCATTTGGGAAAGCGCTGGGAAAACAAAAATGTCTTAATTATATTTACGACGTACAAAAAGCAAACGAACATGACAGTAAAAGAACTAATTACCCACCTACAACAATTCAATCAGGAAGCAGAAGTAATGTTTTCCCATACAGACCACACCGATTTCCTATACAAGGTAAATTTTTATGAAGAAGATATAGTGTTGGGGGATGTATTATCAGACGAACCATTCGAGGGGGAATCAGAATTATTCGACGATGAAGATAACTATTGTGGACCAGAAGTTGTTTTGTTTAATGTGAATTTGTCTTAATTATATTTACATTGTAATAAGTAAAAACAATACAGTATTTTTTGTTAATATTTTTTTGTTGTATAACGTTTTTTTCTTAGTTACATTTACAATGTTCAAATAATTAATAACAAATAAACAAACAAAATTATGACAACTACAAAACAATTAGGTCGCCCTGTAAACGAGAACTCTGCACGTCAAATTCGTTTAAAAGAAATTGCTGAAAAACGTGCTGCAGGATTAATTAAGAGAGGACGTCCTGCAAATGAAAACAGTAAAAACGCTGTAAAACAAAAAGCGCGTCAAGAAAAACTTGCTGCAGGAATTGTCTTGAAACGAGGACGACCTGTAAATAATACGTCAGCAAGACAACAACGTTTACAAGACTTAGCTGAAAGACGTTTAAACGGAACGTTGAAATTAGGAAGACCTAAACAACAAGTTGTTGTTGAAGTACCTACTAAAACAAAGAAAGTTGAAGTTACTACAGAAATGTAGTAGCTTTTTCATTATTGTTTTCATGTGTTTTCTTAATTACATTTATATTGTAATAAAAATAAACAATATGAAAATGATAAAACCTAAAGTTAAGAAAACTGTTGATAACATTGTTAGTAAAATTATCAATAATAAATTTGATGTGTATGAAGGTTATGATAAAGTAATTTATTTAGGTAATAGTTATTTTTGTTATTATATAGATAAGACAGTTGAGTTGAAATTAGCTTTTATAAGTGATGATAATGGGTATTATAAAGTGTCTTAATTAGTTTTACAGTGTAAAAAATAAAAAAACATATGCAATTATTTCAAATTTTAGGTTCAGTAGTATTATTAGGTGTAGGTTCGTATTTCGTGATTAAAGCGATGACAAATGTTTACACTCAGGGATCATATGATCGTCGTGGTGTGTTTCACAAACGTGATATCCGTACAGGACGATTCGTTAAGGTAAAATAAGAGTGCCGGTTAAGTAGTGTAGTGGTAACACGGGTGATGATATGTTGCTAAACACAGGTTCGATTCCTGTCTGACCTCAAATGGCTGGTCACTGTAAATGGCTTCACAGTGGGACGGTACGTGGAAGCAATTCCTCAACGGGTTCGAGACCCGTACCAGCCTCTATATTGTTTATTAGTTAATTATTACAGATGCATAAGAGGAGGACGTTGTCCTCCATCTTTGTTTTCATTTTAATTATATATATTTCTTTATTATATTTAATATATAAATAATTAATTAATATAAATAATATGCAAAATTTAAAAATTAATTGGGTTAAGGATGCTAATGATTATTGTGAAAAAGGATTAGCTGATGGTTTAGAATTATTTGATGGCCAGTATATTAAATGGATAGTTGGTTTTGATGATGATGATGAAATGGATTTAATTGGTTATATTAGCTGTGATGGTGATATAAAGCAATTTAGTGATGATGATTTATGGGATGTATTTTATGCTTATTTTGAATAATTAATTGGGGGCTAAATGCCCCCTTTCTTTATTATATTTAAATTATAAAATAATTAATTAATAAAAATAAAAAAATTATGATGAATTTAAATTTAAGCCAAGAAGGATTTGAGAAATGGATTAAGTTAAGTAAGAAATTTGAGTATGAGGATTATGATTTATTAGAGCATAATTATAAGCAAATAAATAGCTTATTTAAAGAATTGCAATTTGTGGAAGCTAATAAAGATTTAAGTGATAAAGAATTAGAAAGGAAATTTGATAAATTTATAGATAGTTTAGTTGTTGATTAAATAAAAGAAGGGGGTATGTAAATACCCCTCTCTTAATTACATTTACCCTGTAATAAATAATTAACTAAATAAATAAGATCATGGCAACTCAAATCATCAAGAAAGCGGAAGTTAAACAACCAGAATATAAGGTAGGTGAAACTATTAATTTTAGATTCCAAGTCCCAGAACAAAATATAGGTTGGAGTTGGGCAAGTAAAATGGCTACCATTCAAAAGGTAAACCGTGTTACTGTCCATGCTTTAGATGATAAAGGTAACTTATGGAAAGTTGAAAAAAGTGATATATTGTAAATCGTTAATTTCCTAATTACATTTACCATGTAATAAATAATTAACTAACAAATCAATAATATGTCAGCAACAATTCACAATCCCGGAATCAAGAACAACAACAAAGATGTAGTACCTGTTAAACACTTTAACGGAGACACTTATATTAGATTTGATTACTGTACAGAGCGTCATTCAGAATTCATTACACTCAACGGTGTAGTGTATTACAAAATGAAAACAGTTAAGAAACATACAAAACGCAGAGTTAAAAAAGCGCCTATCATGATTAGATAGGCGTGTGTTTCCTGATTAACTTTACCCTGTACATAACAAATAATAACATGGCACAACAAACAGCAGTTGAATATTTAATGGAGCAATTAAAATTCACAAATAAGGAAGCATATGCTGAATTACACAGCAATGGGGAATTTGAAAAGGCTAAGCAAATGGAAGTCAATCAAAATGAATATAAATATCAAGAAGGATATAAGGACGGTGTTGATGATGTGGAGTGGTAAATAATACCTCTCCTAATTATATTTACCCTGTACATAAAAACAAACCAATATGCTTAACATTCAAAAGTGCATCGAATTCAAGAAATTACAGTGGGACATCAATTCAGACATTGATCAGATCGGTTACACAACCATTGCTAAGGCGGATAAGCTGGATGAGATGGTGGATAACCTAACACCGGAGGAAATAAAGTATATAGCCGAATGGGTTGATAGGAATTAACCTGTTTCCAGGTTACATTTACCATGTAATAAGTTAATAACAAATAAACAAATAAGATCATGCGTTACGAATTCCAACCCCTAATTAAAATTTACCGTTACTCAGATGCTGATAGAGGATATGGGAACGCAGGTACAGTTACATATGTACGTGTTTCAAGGGATGAATTCGATGTTGAAATTCATACACGTTATGATGGGTCTATATATACTAAATATATTCCAACCCAAGAATTATATGAACGGGCAAAAGCAGCAGGTTATAATTACTATTCAATGGGATGGGAATTCGCAACTGAAGAGGAGTATAATGATGAATTGACTCAATTACGAGCTAAATTAGCACAGTTAGAGAGTATCAATTAATGGGTCTCCTAATTACATTTACCTCATAATAAAACGTATAACTAATAAATAAATAAGACATGTTAAATCAAGACCAAATCCAAGAAATCGCACGTAAGCAAGCTCAAAAGAAGAAAAACGGCGCTGCATTAATCATGAAATTAGGAGTAACAGTAGCAGCAATCGCATGTTATGGTTTCCTATATAACCAAGACACCGATTGGGCAGTCGTTTTAGTGTTTGGATTCGCAGTAACCGTTTATGGAGTTGTAAATTTAGATAAATAGGCTCCAGTAAGTTTCCATATTATATTTACCCTGTAATAAAAATAATATGACATTAGAACAAGAAAAAAAAGTGATTGAAGTGATTAATAATTATAAAGCACTTAGATTCGCATTAAAAGATAATAATTATCCTTCAACACCACATACTTATAGTACTATGATTAAAGTAGGAAACGTATTAAAACAAATGTATAAAAGTGATATATTTAAATTAATAATTGACAAATACTTACCTGAAGAATATAAAGGAGTATTAGTAAGTCAATAATTTCCAGGTTACATTTACATCATAATAAAAAATAATAACTAACAAATCAATAACAACATTATGAAAAATCAAGAAAACAAATCAGCACAATTAGGTCGTCCAGTAAACATGAATTCAGCTCGTCAAATCCGTTTAGCTGAGATCCAAGCAAAACGTGAAGCAGGTTTAATTAAGCGTGGTCGTCCATCAGTTCCAGGTTCAATGAATGCATTGAAAAAAGAATTACAATTAGCTAAGAAATTGTCAGGTGTAGAAATTAAGCGTGGTCGTCCAGTTAATCCAGAAAGCGCTCGTGCAAAGCGTATTGCAGATTTAGAAGCACGTCGTGCAAACGGGACATTGAAATTAGGTCGTCCAAAAGCGATCGTGATTGAAGTACCGGTTAAAGCGAAAGCAAAGACAAAATCAAAGGTGGTAGCTGAATAAGCTACTACCTATTTAATCCGTCTAAGTAATCACATTAACCAATACAACACATGACTAAGTTAAAAACAGCCAAACACCGTTCATATCGCCCGATTCAATTCAGTAATATACACCGTATTGCCAAATACCAAATTGAGCAGCATGTTCACGCATATCATATGGATGATGCTGGAAATGTAACGTATTACACAAAAGTACGGTAGGTTGCCGGTGTTACAAAAAAATCGCGGGAGACGCGGTTACTAAAAAAATCTCAAAAGAGATGGACGATAGCGGCCCGGTAGCGGGATGTGTGCGGGTTGCTCCCACGCTAATTGCGGTCCCTCGACGGGGCGGGTGGGGTCGCGTCTTTATCCCACACACTCTCAATACGTATACAATTTTACACCCAACCCCTCGTATATACAAATATAACCAATATTTCAATGAACGTTCAAACAGTTTAAATATAATAGAGAAATTTTAGGTTTCAAATTCCGAAATAACCCTTTTGGGATAAAAATCTAAGATCCGAAATTTTAACCTCTACAAAATTTTTTGGAAACGCAAACGTATATACAATTTTTGGAATTCCAGACTGTCCTTACCATATTTACAGGTTATGAAAAATAAATAAACATAAAATGGAAAATTTAACAGGTAAGGACACATCCGAATTTTACGAGATGAGCGCTCAACAAGTGCGAGATAACGTCAAGTCAGCTCGAGCTTACGATTTTGTCGAAATAGGAAAAAATGCGTGGGAAGTGCGCTATTTTAAAAAGAAATATGGTTCTAAAAAGTCACCTTTTTCAACGGGCCATATCTATGTTTTACAAAATACATCGGTGCCTGGAGTGTTCAAAATTGGGTTTACTGAAAGGTCTGTTGCCGAACGTTTAAATGAAATAAACTCGGCTACGGGTGTAATCACACCATGGCAGATTAGAGATTTTTGGTTTACCCAAAATCCATACGCGGCAGAACAAGAAATTCACGAACGTTTAAAAGATTTTAGAGTTGAAGATAATCGTGAAGGTTTTGCGGTTTCTTTTGATGCCGTGCGAGATGTGATTTTTGAAGTTTTAGGCATACCTAACGAGGATCTCACGTAAATTATTAATTTATATATTTATTATAAAACATAAAAAACAAAAATATGGCAACATATCTATTTAAAGATGCTAATAAAGCAGCTTTTGTAAACGGGGTAAATACATTATTTAAAGATAATGGTTTGGACCATGAAATTGATTCTACTGATTTACTAGACGCAATGCCTGGTAAAGCAGAATTTACTTTTTTTATTACTGATGATCCACAAGAGGATGATATTTTGAAAAATGCTGAAAAAACAAAATATTTTTCATTTCCATTTCGATCAATTGATTTACAAGAAATAATTAAAGAATCTAAAAAGAAAACAAAAAAATCCAAAAAATAATTTGGCATTGAAAATTTCCCATATATATTTAAACGTTTGGGATGTTTGAAACCTAAACGATTAGGAGATAAATGCAAAACGCGCAAATGTTTGCAAACGTTGACCAAACATTACAATAAATAGCGTATATACGTATAAATGTATTAAAATATGAGATATAAGGAACAGTCTTTAAATAAAATCGAACAAGTAAGTAATCGTATTAAAAATATTGAATTTCTTATTTTACGAGGTGATCAAGATGGATCACTGCAAGCTTTAGAAGATTTAAAAGAAAAAATTGAAGAATTACGCTCAATGATTTCAATCGAACATAACGAATTCGAAACTTACGGAAATTAATTTTAAAAAATAGGTTATGACATTAAATGAAGAACAATTGTTGTCTAATTGGCAACAATTTTTAGGTTACATTGAAAAATATATTACTGGGGAACGTAAGCAACGTTTGTTAGATTTTTATAATAAATTTGAAGAACGTTTTATTTTACTTCCGGCATCACATAAACCTCAGTATCATAATTGTTTTCCTGGTGGGTATGTTGAGCATGTTAATCGTGTTATAGATGCTGCAATTGAGATTGATAAAGTTTGGAGACAGTTTGAAGTTAAAAACACATATACACTTGAAGAAGTTGTATTTTCTGCTTTAAATCATGATTTAGGAAAATTTGGTTCGTTTGAACACGAAGCTGTTCTTCCTAATCCATCTGAATGGCATGTTAAAAATAGAGGTGAAATTTATACATTCAATACCCAGTTAGATTATATGACTGTACCTGATCGTGGATTATGGTTATTAAATCAACTTGGAATTGAAATTTCTAAAAACGAATATTTAGCTATTAAATTACATGATGGCTTATATGATGAAGCAAATAAACCTTATTTAATGTCATGGGCTCCAGAAACTAAATTAAGAACATCTTTACCATATATTATCCATCAGGCTGATTTATTAGCAGCACGTGTTGAATTTGAACGTGAGAATTTAGATAAATTAAATACAATTCCTGTAGATAAACCAAAAACAGTTACTACTACGCCGAATTACGCGAAATCTAAACAACCATCATTAGATTCCGTTTCTCAAAATGCAAATTTGAAGGATATAATGAATACATTTTTTGATTAATATGGATATATTATTATATATTACAACAACATTACTTATAGCATCTATATACGCATGTTATAACTTATTTAAAAAAACAGAACGATTAGAAAAGATAGTAGATCAACAAGATCAATATATCACTAATATCTCTGAATTAATTGAATTATCGAATAAAAAAATTGGAGAGTCTGAGGTTGCTCAAGCTTTTAAAACAGATGATGAAATTGGTTTTTTCTTTGAAACATTACAAGAAATCCAAACCCAATTAAATTCATTTAAAACAAGAAAAAATTAATATGATTACAGTCGAAACGACTGAAGAAGTGCTCTTCACTAAGAAGGGCACTCTTCGTAAACGTAAACCTAAAAAATCAAATGTTTACTTTACTCAAGAAACAGAAGATGCTATTATAGCTTATTTAGCTTCCAATGATCAAGTATTTCGTAATCGTATTTTTGATGAAAAAATTGATTATGCATTTCATAAATTAGCAGAAAATATAATTCATACATTTAAGTTTTATTATACTGATGTAGATACTATTAATGAATTAAAACATGAGGTAGTATCTTTTCTTTTAGAAAAATTACATTTATATAACCCAACTAAAGGAAAAGCATTTTCTTATTTTGGAACTATTGCTAAACGTTATTTAATTATTTATAATGAAAAAAATTATAAAAAAGTTAAAGAAAAAGGAACGTTAGAAGAAGCAGATGAAGATAAGCATATTGTGGATGATTTAGTTCGTGAATCAAATGATGATAAAAATTTAATAAATGATTTTATTGATTATTTTGTTTTATATGTTGATACAAATCTTGAAAAACTATTTCCTAGAGTTCAAGATCAAAAAACAGCTGATGTTGTTTTAGAATTATTTCGTAAACGTGAAAATTTAGAAATTTTTAATAAAAAAGCTATTTACATTTATATTCGTGAAATGATTGATGTTGATACTTTTCAAATAACTAAAGTGATTAAAATATTAAAAAAAGTATATTATAATACATATAATGAATATTACGAAACAGGTTTTGTAAAAATCTAAAAAATTATATTTATAATAAATAAATATTATGGATTTCGAACAAAAAATATTCGGACAAAAATCATTTTCAGATATTTTAAAGAATATCTATGATAACTCAAAAGAAAAAGAGAGACAAATCAAAGATCTAATTACAGGTCTTAAACCCTTAATCACTGATACTCAATCAGCTTTAATGGTTGTTCCTTTAATTAAGGAATATTTAGATGTATCCGTTAAAAATGATGATTCACTAATCAAAATGGCAGGTATTGTACAACGTGCTATGGCTAATTCTAAAAATGGAGGGGAAGATAGTTTTTTAAGTGATGCTGAATTAGAACAGCTAAGAGGTGAAGTTCAAAAAATTAGTGAAGAAGTAAACAAACCCGTATCAGTAGATGAAAATCAGAAATAGTTTAGGTTCTTTTTATTCTACATTAGGTGGAGGAGGATTATCTCAATCTTTACCTTCTAATGTAGGTAGAGTATTTCATATTATATCTAATGCTAAATCAGCAGGATATACTGATGATTCTGATATTGGTAAAGTGTATATTCTAAAAAATGATGCTGCTAAGCCTATTTTAAATCTAATTGATTCTAAAGTTACTAAAGATGATTTAGAAAGTGCTGGTTTAAAATTGGTTTTACCCTTATTACCTAATATTACTTATATTCCTGTTTTAGATGAATTAATATTATTATTTGAATTACCATCATATGACTCGGGAGCTATAGCTAATAAAACTCAAATTTATTATTTATCACCCATTAATTTATATAATAATTATCATCATAATTCTCAAGGTATATACAATGTTGTAGATCCACAGAATAATGAAATTAAATTAGGTAATTATATCCAAGAATCTTCTACTTTACAGAATTTATTACCATTTGAAGGAGATTTTATTTTAAATTCAAGATGGGGTTCTGGTATTCGTTTTTCTTCTACTTTTAAGTTTGATGTTGAATCTCCTGCTAATCCATGGAGTTATGGGGGTAAAGTGGGAGATCCTATAACTATGTTAGTTAATGGGTATGGTTCAAAAGATAAGGAAGATATAAGTAAAGAAGATTTATATTTAGAAAACATTAATAATGATGGTTCTTCTATTTATTTAACTTCAACCCAAACTTTAACTAATTTTGAACCTAAACTAACTATATCTGAAATGCCTGGGAGTTTTGGGAAATTAACAGCTCCTCATGTATATAACAAATCTCAAATAATCCAATCAGCTAATAGAATTGTTTTAAATTCTAATAAAAATGATATTATAATGTATGGGGCTACTAATATTGAATTAGGAGCTAATAATACTATTCATTTAAATGGCCAACAACAAATTTATTTAAATGCTCCTAAAGTTTATTTAGGTCAAATTTATAATCAATCTTTAGATAATAATTTAAATCGTAACCCTCAACCTGTTTTATTAGGAACTGATACTCAACTATTTTTGTCTAACCTTTTATTAATACTAAATAAATTTACCTCAGATCTAACCTTATTATCTAAAAGAAATCCTAAATATGCAGCAACATCAATAGCTACATTTGCTGCGTCTGCACAACAAGGTCTAATCCGTTTAAGAAAAGATCTAAAAGATATCCTATCAGAAAGTACTTTTGTATCTAAATAATGGCTAATTTAAAACAAATATTAAGCAATAGTGCTAATAAATCCACTAATAGGGCTAAAAAAATAGCTCAAGGAGTTAAAAAAACAGCCCAAGCTGTAAATAATGCTATAGCTGATGCAAAAACAGCAGTTGCTAAAGCCGCTCGTGCTAAAGAAATTCTATCAGAGATAGTTTTATTAAAAATTAAATTATCTACTGATGTAATAGAATATAAAAAAGAACTAAATAAAATTGATAATAGATTTCAATTAGGAGAATATGGTGTAATAGGAATATTAAGTGAAATTAATTATGTTCTTGATAGAAAGAAAATAGATGAGTACTATAATAAATTATCAGAAAGTACCAAAGATCAAATAGCAACATTACAAGAGGAATATGATAAAATAATTGAAGGAAATTTTGGTTTAAAGAAAACCGAAGCTGAAAGATTAGCTAGATTAAAAGCAGATGAATTATTTGAAAAAAATAATAGCATCAAAAATAAACTAAAATTCCCTAAAATAAAATTACCTAAATCGTTTAACGATATAGTAAATGCACTTAATACTGTATTAGGTATATTATTCCAATTTATTTCTGTTAATAACTCTAAAATTACAGAAGCTGTAGACAAAGCTAATAGTGTTATTTCTAGTATTACTAATAAAACTGATGTTGAAAAAGCTAAATTATTAAAAAATCAAGCATTATCATTAATTAATACTAATAAAAATGCCATTGAAAATGCAAATAAAATAATAAGTATTATTAATTTAATAGATTCAATATTAAATCCATTAATTAGTATATTATATATATTACCTCCCTTAGCTATTACCGGAGCTACTATAAAAACAATACAAAAACTACAAAAGATTCTAGACGATTCCTCAGCTTTATTAGATACAGCTGATTTAGTTATTAATAAATTACTAGATGATTTAAATTATCAGGAAACTAGATTATTACAAATTAATGATATTCTAGATTTAAACTTAGAAAATTTAAGTCCTTCTGAAATACAATCTTTAGTTAATGATACTCGTAATGGTTTAGGTTATTTAAAAGGATACGATTATAAAGGATTTAAATTCTATTTAAAAGAAGAAAATGATCCTAATTTTGAAATTAAAGGAAATAAACGTAGATATGCAACTGCGTTAAATGAAGAAGGAAATGAAGTTTTAAAAAGTAATTCTTCATTTACTTTAGAACCTGATATATTAGTAGAAGAATTAAAATTAATAATAGACGAGAAAAATCTCGTAGCTTAATATTTATAATCATGAAAGTAGACGTATTTAAAAAACTAATCAAAGAATCAGTTCGTGAAGTTTTACGTGAAGAATTATCTTCATTACATATTCAAAATTCTATTCAAGAGAATAGAACTGTGAGTTTTAATTCACAGGATGTTGATATGGTAGCTTATAGACAAAATCTGGCTAAAATGATGGGATTAGAAACTCCTATAGTACAACATAACGGATATCAACAAAATCAACCTCAAATAAAATCCACAGGTAATCCATATCTAGATATTTTAGCAGAAACTGCTGCTACTGTATCTCCAATGGAATTAGCTCAAATGGGTAGACATTACGATTAATTATGCCAATACCTCAAATAGTTAGGATAGATCCTAGAGATTTAGATAAAAATAGAGCTATAGGAATTAGTCTTCCTTTTAATGCTGGAGGTGTATTTAAAAGTACCTATGCTACTAAAGATCAAATAAAATCTAATCTGATTAATCTTTTATTAACTTATAAGGGAGAAAGGATAATGAATCCTGAATTTGGGGCTGATTTACCTAGATTAATATTTGAACCATTGGATGATAATATAATTTCTAGAATAGAAAAACAAATAATAGATAATGTAACTGTTTATATTCCCGAAATAACCTTAACTAATATACAAATAACCCCAGATATAGATAATAATTCTATATATATTAATATAGAATATAAAATTATACTTTCTGGAACTATAGATAACATCATCATAGACTTTTCTACATTACAATGATAACTGAAGATAAAAATATAAAATATTTAAATAAATCTTTTGGAGATTTTAAAACATCACTCCAAGAATTTGCTAAAACATATTTTCCAGATACATATAATGACTTTTCAGATGCATCTCCGGGAAACATGTTTATTGAAATGGCATCTTATATTGGAGATGTTTCTTCATTTTATATTGATACCCAAATACAAGAAAATTTTCTTCATTTAGCTAAAGAGCAAGAAAGTTTATTTAATTTAGCTTATTCATTTGGATATCGTCCTAAATTATCATATGCATCTACAACTAATGTTGAAATATCCCAATTAGTACCTTCTAATGGGGGTGCTCCTGATCTAAATTATTGTTTAGTTGTTCCATCTTATACTACGGTAACTAGTAATACTGATTTTTCTAAATTCTTAACATTAGAAAATGTTGATTTTTCCCAAACATCCTCAGTAGATATTACTTTTTATAATAATAATTATTTCCTATTTACCAAATCAGTTCCCGTAATATCAGCTGAAATAAAATCTACAACAGCTAATTTTACTACATCACAAAAATTTAGTTCCTTTACTATTAATGATAATAACATATTACAAATATTATCAGTTACCGGAAGTGATAATTCTAAATGGTATGAAGTACCTTATTTAGCTCAAAATACTATATTTTCTTCATCAATGAATCCTTTATCTGGAAGTGATGGAATTGATTATTTATTACAATTAAAAAATGTACCTAATAGATTTGTAACTAGAGTTAAAAATACAGGTTCTATAGAATTAGAATTTGGTGCTGGTATTTCAAATCAGAGTGATATAAATATAATTCCCACACCAGATAATATTAATTTAGGTTTAATATCTAGTGTTGGAGGATTAATAGATGAATATAATAAAAATTCTGTTTTCTTTACTAAAGACTATGGAATTGCACCTTCAACAGATTTAAATATCCAATACCTTACAGGAGGAGGTATTGAATCAAATGTTCCTGCTAATTCACTAAATTCATTAGATACAAGTACAGCTTCTGGATGGTTTAAATATAATCCTTCTAATCCAAGTTTAACTCAACTAATAATTGATAATATAACAATAAACAATCCATTACCTTCTACAGGAGGTAGAGGAGGGGATACTATTGATGAGATTCGTTTAAATACAATGAATGCATATACTTCCCAAAATAGAGCAGTAACTAAAGAAGATTATATTTTTAGATCTTTAAGTTTACCTTCTCGTTATGGGAGTATAGCTAAATCTTATATAACTCAAGAAACCTTTAATTCTACTGGAAATTTATTATCTGAAAATCCTTTAAGTTTAGATTTATATATTTTAGGATATAACAATAATAAACAATTAATTGAAGCAAACCCAACATTAAAGGCAAATTTAAAAACTTATTTAAATGAGTATAGAATGATTACTGATGCTATAAACATCAAAAATGCATTTTATATTAATATAGGATTAAATTTTGAAATAACAGTTGATCCAAGTTATAATAATAAAGAATTATTATCTACGTGTATATCTCAATTAAAACAATATTTTAATATAGAGTCGCGTCAAATAAATCAACCTATTATTATTTCCGAGGTTTCATCGACTTTAATCCAAATCCCCGGGGTTAGATCGGTACCTAAAATTGAATTTATAAATAAATCTGGAGGAGATTATTCTGCATATGGGTATGATATATATGCGGCTACTAGAAATGGAATTATATATCCATCAATCGATCCAAGTATATTTGAAATTCGTTTTCCCGACAATGATATTAATGGTAGAATAATTACATATTAAAAATGGCTATATATAAAATATTTCCTGATAAAGACTCATCTATTTATTCATCATATCCATCCAAAAATTCAGGATTAGATGAAATACTAGATTTAAGTATCTATAAATCTATTGAAGACGCAGGTGAAGTATCTCGTATTTTATTATCTTTTCCTAATTTAGAGATATCTAATTTATTAAATGATAAAATATCTTCATCTAATTATAAAACTTATTTAAGATTATTTCTATCAAAAGCTTCTGAAATTCCATTAGATTATACTATATATTGTCATCCTATATCAGGATCTTGGAATATGGGTACTGGGAGAGTATCAAGTGTACCTTCATCTAGCAACGGAGTTAGTTGGAAATATAGTAATGATTTAAATGGAAATATATTTATTTCTTCCTCTAATGATGCTACAAGTTCATATAGTGGAACTAATATAGGAGGAGGAACCTGGTACACATCAAGTAATTTAATTTCTACTCAATCATTTACTTATTCTACTAATAAGGACATTGAATTAGATGTAACTAACGCTATTAGTTCTAGTAAATATCAATATG